AAAGTTTGACCATTTACGTTTTAACTCGTCCAAATCATACGACGCGCTTTGCTTTGACCATTTTTTCCATAGCTCAAAACCGTCGCGCCCGTTGGCGGTTTGGTGTGATATAGCCATTCCAACCGATAACCAACTATCGTAATTATCATACTCACCATCTGGCAATTGACGCATGTAATCGCGCATATCTTCAATAGTGATATTATCAAGCGGCTGATATGCAACGGCCATCATTAAATCGTCGTCGCTGTTACTAACTAATTGCGCAACGGCTAAACGCTCACACGCTGACGCGGGCAATTCTGGCCATTCTTCATCGGACAACGCACTAGGCAAACCGAACATGGTTAAATCGGTGTAACCGTCGCCCGAACAAATCCAACCTTTACCGGCTGTGCGCGTATCAAAGCCAACGCAATCAAGTAAATTACTGCCTTGGCGCACTTCAACGCCGAGCGGCAAACTAAACGCGTAGTGCATACCACCGCTAACGGTCTGCTGTAGCTGCGCACTATCCCAATCAAGTGCAACACCAAGGACCGCTTCAACATCTGCGCAACTCACGCCCTTGTCGGTGTCCAGGTCGATAATCACAACGCCGTCGGGTATAACAATGCCAATGTTCAACGCGCTGTTGATTTCGTCGTCACTTGCCTGGTATTCATTCCAACTAACGCCTTTTGGAACTGCCGGCGATTTCTGCCATTTGTCCTTAGCTTTGTTGTATGTTTTTTGTACTGGAAATATTTGCATTTTATATCCTTTTACTTTTTATCGTTTAATTCTTTATTCCATTCCATCAACTGGACGGCAGTAAATACACCCTGTGTAAATTCTTCAATTTGTATGGCCCGCTTTGGTGGCATTGCGCCCGTCGTCCATTGCGTAATCGCCGCCCTGTCTACCTTGAAAAACTCCGCCATCGCTACACGACCGCCGAAATGTTTGATTAATTCATCCATATTTTTTACCTCTTTTTTAGTTATTTGTTAAGTTATGCTTTACATAGTAATTAAGATTTGCTTAAATGGCAACGAATTTAAACAAAACATAAAAGGCAATAAAATGAAAAACAACGAAATTATCACCCAATTAACCCGCATCGCTGACGCTCTAGAAATGGCCAACGTATTGAACGGCATGGATACCGCACCGGCAACAACTGCACCGACTGAGCAAGTCGAGCCGGTAGAAACGCCCACACCTAAAAAACGCGCAACAAAGCAAAAAGCTGAACCGCTGTCACCTGATGATATGAAAGACATCGCAGAGTCAACCATCTACACGCATGAAGATTTGAAAAAAGCGTGTTTAAAAATGGTGCGCGATGATATTGCAAACAAGCCTAAATTAAAAGCGTTACTGGCTGAATACGGTGCAAACAAAGCTATTGACGTTGAGCTTGCTAAATTGTCGGAAGTGATTACGCGCATCAATACAGGTGATTTCTAATGTGCATTAAACATTTGAGCGAACAACAATTAATGCTATTGGCTGCGGTGTTGAACGTCACGCAAACGTATATTAACCATGTCGCGCTTGACTTTATTACGCCAACGCCTGAAATGAACCTGCGCATCACTCGCGCAGTAGGGGAGCTATAACATGCCGTTACAACATGCAAAATTATCTGCAAGCGGATCGCACCGGTGGCTTTATTGCGCCGGTAGCGTAGCCGCTGAAAAACCTTACCCAAACACATCAAGCAAATTTGCGGATGAGGGTACATGCGCACATGAATTATCTGAGCTGTGTTTAGTTAATGATTACGATCCGATTGATTACATCGGCAAAGTGCTACACGACACCGACGTTGTGGTTGATGCGGCAATGGCTGAACACGTGCAATCATATATAGATTACGTCAAATCGTTTAAAGGTACGTTGTTAGTCGAGCAACGCGTTGAGTTTACCGATTGGGTTGCTGATGGCTTTGGTACGTCTGACGCCATTGTCATTGAACCTGACGCACGTGTAATACACGTCATTGACCTTAAATACGGTCAAGGTCTTGCGGTGTCGGCTGTTGAGAACACGCAAGCGATATTGTACGCGCTCGGTGTGTATCAAGAATTTTCGTTTATATACGACGGCATTGAAAAGTTTGTCATGCACATATACCAACCGCGCATCGGTAACTTTAGTCAATGGGAAATAAGTGTTCCCGACTTGCTTAAAAAAGGTGAATGGATTGCGCAACGCGCTGAACTAGCATTGTCTGACGACGCACCGAAAACACCCGGCGAAAAGCAATGCCATTGGTGTAAACACAAAGCCGATTGTGTCACGCTTAAAAATTACATGGATGATATTATCATCGGCGATTTTGACGACTTGACAAGTGCTGACAAGATAAGCAAAGCCGACTTGGTAAATATACACGCGCACAAGTCAATGATTACCGGTTGGCTTGATGCAATTGATAAAAAGATTTTAGGCGAAATGCTAAACGGTGAAAAGTATCCCGACCTGAAACTTGTCGAGGGCCGCAGTTTGCGCAAATGGTCCGACGAAAAGCAAATTGAAACGGTATTGGTCGAGCAACTAGGCGATGACGCATACACGCGTAAACTGTTGACCGTTGCACAAGCTGAAAAGGCCCTTGGCAAAGCCAAAAAAGCAACCTTAGCCGATTACATTACTAAACCACCAGGCAAGCCCACCGTCGCACCTGTTAGCGATAAACGCGCACCGCTTGGCGATGTTACTGATGATTTTGATAAGGTGTAAATGATGAATGTAAAGCAAATATCAAGAATGGAATGCGCCAAATACATTCTTGATATTCATTATGCTAAAAGGTGGCCGTCAATTAGTTATGCGTTTGGCTTGTTTGATGGTGATTGTTTGATCGGCGTTGTAACATACGGCACGCCACCAAGCTCGACTCTTAAACGCGGCATTGCGGGCGATGAATACAAAGCCGACGTATTAGAATTAAACCGCTTATGCTTGTTGTATAACGGCAAAAACCAAGCTAGTTTTTTGGTTGGTCAATCCCTTAAATTGCTACCCAAAAACAAAATAATTGTAAGTTTTGCTGATACTGAGCAACAACACAAAGGTATCGTGTATCAAGCGTGTAACTTTACTTATCATGGTCTGAGTGCAAAGCGCACCGATTGGAAAGTAAAAGGCAAAGAACACTTACATGGTCAAACAATTGCTGATGAATTTCGCGGCGTAAAAAATCGCGCCCAAGCTATGCGTGACAAATACGGCGATGATTTTTATTTGCAACCGCGACCGCGTAAACATCGTTATATTTATGTAATTGGCGACAAACGATACAAGCGCGACTTAAAACGCGCAATAAAATACAAAATTGAACAATACCCGAAATAATGGTTGTAATTAAGAATTACTTAAGCCATAATACCAACTGTCAATTAAGACAATAAAACTTTAAAAGGTAAAAACCATGAAAATCAAATTAACAAATGTACGTCTATCATTCCCAAGTTTGTTCAGTAAAGCAAAGTTTAACGATGTTGAAACTAAGTTTGAAGCGACTTTTTTATTGCACAAAGAACAACAAGCCGACCTGATTAAAAAGCTAGAATCATCAATTGATAAAATTGCTGCCGAGCATTTTAAAGGTAAAGTACCGAAAGGTTTGAAACTGTGTATTGCTGACGGCGACGAAAAAGATTACGACGGTTATGAAAACCACATGTCGTTTAAAGCCGCATCAAACAAACGCCCAACGCTTATTGACCGCGACAAAACACCACTGGCCGAGGAAGATGGCGTTTTATATGCCGGTTGCTATGTCAATGCTATTGTTGATTTTTGGGTACAAGATAATCAGTACGGCAAGCGTATCAACTCGAACCTACTTGGTGTGCAATTTTTTAAAGATGGCGACGAATTTGGCGCGGGCGATACGACTGACGTTGCAAGTGACTTTGACGCGTTTGATGACTTTGAAGATGACGACGACGGTGAATTTTAATTTATAATACTGGCCCTTTATTGGGCCATTTTTTTACGCGGCCACCCCGCAACGGATTACATTATGCAAAAACTTATATTAGATGTTGAATGCTATAAAAATTATTTTTTAGTATCATTTACCAACTTGAATCAATC